TGAACTGGACGACAACGACTTTATCGAGCTTCGCGAACTGAACCAGAGCGAAATCAAAGATATCGGCAACGACGATCCAATCCAAAATCTTGAAGCCCTTGCAAAGCTCTTTCCGGCCTGCGTTGTGGATTCCTCATTCACACGTGATGACGGAAGCAAAGCGACCGGAAAAGAGATTTACGAAGTGTTTAAAGATTCAGGTTCAGTGATGAGCGAAATCCTTACCACCTGGATTAAGTCAATCCCTTTTCAGTCTCGCCTGAAGAAGGGAACGAAATAAAACTGGTTGCGAAGATTCTGTTCGACGGTGGTGACCCTATGGCACTGCCGGAGACAGAAGTTTCGTACAGAAAATGGAGCTACTTTTTCAGGCTCTTTAATCAGTCGGTGGACTACAGGACCGGCTCTCTCTTACATCTTCCTTTCTCCGGCGGACTATTGGACCAGCCATCACGGACTATGACTATATTAACAACGATACAGGAAGTTTTTTTGAGTAAACTTGCAAAACATCCGACTCTTTAGGGGAAATAGATCATGGCAGGCGTAACATATAAAATCTCGGGAAAGTTTGATAAAAAGGCAATCACGGACGCACAGAGCGGTTTTTCAAAGCTCTCAAGTGTAATTAAGGGGTTTGGAATTGGTGTCGGCCTTAAAGCTGCGACTACTGCTATGAGTGCTCTTAAGAAAGTAACATCCGGCGCTGCAGAAACTTTTCTTGCCCAGAACAAGGCCCTGAAAAACTTTGAAATCGCAGTAAAGAACGCAAATCTCCCGATTCAGGAAATGAACAAGCTGCGCAATGAGCTTTCACAGAAAAACTTCTTTGACGATAACACTCTGAACAATGCGCTCGCCCTGGCTACAAACATGGGGCTTGCAGAAGACCAGATAAAAGACGTTATGAAGGCCGCAATAGACATGGCTGCAAGCGGTGTAATGCCTCTTGATACTGCAGTAAAGCAGCTGGGCGCTTCTTATTCAGGTACTACAGGACAGCTCGCAAAACTTGCCCCGGAACTTAAGAACATGACCAAAGAACAGCTTGAAAACGGGGATGCCGTAAAGTACATGACAGAACAGTACAAAGGCTATGCACAGGCTATGTCTAACACTTTCTCCGGCCGTGATACGCAGTTCAAGAACACATTCTCGGACCTCCAGGCTGCAGTCGGCGGAATCATGCAGGGCTTAAAGTTTATGTCTCAGGGCAAGTTTCTTGCTCCTCTGCAGAAGGCCACTGCCTGGCTTACAGACAACAAGGAAAATATTTTGAAGTTCTTTGTTGCCCTTCCTGACCTGGCAAAGGCAACAATCGGAAAAATATGGGATATGATTAAATACACCTTCTCAGGCGAAGGAATGAAGCAGCTGTTCACATTCTGGGGAAACTCAATGCTCGTAGAAATAAAGCTTTTAATTCCGACAATTTTCGACCTGGTAAAGATGTTGTTTGATGATATTCTTGCTCTGGGTGACTTTACGATCGGAAACCTTCTGCGCATTATAAACAATATGCTTGCAAAGGTTGGAAATACGCTCATTGAAGTTGTTAACACAGCCCTGCAGAAAATCGCGGATAACGACCTTGTAAAATGGGTTGCAAAAAATATTTTTAAGGCAGAAGACTTTGATGCCTCAAATGTTGTTAAGTTCAGATTTGATACAAAAGAACTCACAACCTTTGAAGATTTTAAGAACACAATTGCAGATAATGCGAAGAACTTCGGAGCCAATTTCAAAAAGAATCTCACAGAGGCAATTGATAAAGAGAAAAAGGTTCTCGACCAGTTTACAGGCAAATACAAGGAAATCGGACAGGAGCTCGGACAGGAGATTAAGTCCATCATGGACAATACAGAACTTCCTGATGATTTAAAGAATGCCATTGAAACCGCTGTTGTAGATGTTGTAGTTGAAGGGCTTGAGGATGTAGATATTGTTCCAGTTGATACTTCGGTTGAAGCCGCGACAGGTGGAGAGGGGGATGAAGAGCAGAAGAAACAGTCCAGCCTCTTAGGAAATCTTTTGGGAAGCCTTGGAGAGATCGGGTCTTATGTTCAGGCCTTCATAGGTGAAGGATGGACCGGGCTTCTCGTGAAGTTTGTCGGAGACCTTGTTACACAGCTGCAGAACTTCTCTGCTGCATTCAATGCTACAATGAGCTTTGTTACAAATCTTCTCGGAAATACAATAGGAGCACTTGTTCCGGCTATTGATGAGATTTTCGGAAATCTTCTTGAGAGCTTCGGCGGAATCTCAATGATTGTCAGTTCTATATTCTCTCTCATTGCTCCGGTCTTCAGACTGCTTTCTCCGGTCCTTCAGATTGCAAGTAATGTACTGAATATTCTCGCTCCGGCAATTTCTGCAATACTTACAGCTCTGTCGGTTGTAGGAGAAATTGCGGCTCAGATAGCACTGATTCTCATACCGTTCTTTAACTTCCTCGCTCCGATTATTAAGGCAGTATCGACAATTATTACGGTTATCGGTAACTCCATCTACAATATCCTGGCAACAGTTTACAATGCAGTAATCAGCATCTATAACTTCCTCGTATCGAAGAAGCACGAAAAAGGCTATATGTCTTACAAGAACCTTTCAGATGGAGTTTCTGCCATCTGGAACGGAGTTGACAATTCTGCCATTCAGGCAATCATGGCTACTGCAGCAACAGCAACCGCAT